GTATCTTTGAATAAATTAATTGCTCATGGAGATATTAGTCTTAATGAATATTTATATGTAGCTAAAAATGCAACATTTAATGATAAAGTAATTGTAAATAATAATACACTTCAGGCAAATGCCGGGTTACAAGTTACTGGTGGTGCTACTATTACTGGTGGTGCTACTATTACTGGTATATTAGATGCCTCCTTTAATGATGATAGTATTCCTGCAAGTAAAATTGTTGGTGGAATTTTATCAGGAACTACATTTGAGAATGACGTATCTTTGAATAAATTAATCGCTCATGGAGATATTAGTCTTAATGAATATTTATATGTAGCTAAAAATGCAACATTTAATGATAAAGTAATTGTAAATAATGATACACTTCAGGCAAATGCCGGGTTAGAAGTTACTGGTGGTGCTACCATTACTGGTGGTGCTACCATTACTGGTGGTGCTACCATTACTGGTATATTAGATGCTTCCTTTAATGATGATAGTATTCCCGCAAGTAAAATTGAAGGTGGAGCTTTATCAGGAACTACATTTGAGAATGACGTATCTTTGAATAAATTAATCGCTCATGGAGATATTAGTCTCAATGAATATTTATATGTAGCTAAAAATGCAACATTTAATGACAAAGTAATTGTAAATAATGATACACTTCAGGCAAAAGCTGGGTTACAAGTTAGTGGTAGTGCTACATTTAATAATGATGTTAATTTTAATGAAAATGTTAATATTGTAAAAAATTTAACAATACAAGGTAGCTTATCTGTTGAAAATTATACAAATGATAATATTATTAATACAACAACTACTAATTATAATACTATAACCATAGAAGATCTTTCTGTTAACGGTAGTATCATTGTAGATGATAACGCAACAATAAATAAAAAACTCATTGTCTTAGGAGATATTAGTCTCAATGAATATTTATATGTAGCTAAAAATGCAACATTTAATGATAAAGTAATTGTAAATAATGATATACTTCAGGCAAATGCCGGGTTACAAGTTACTGGTGGTGCTACTATTACTGGTGGTGCTACTATTACTGGTATATTAGATGCCTCCTTTAATGATGATAGTATTCCCGCAAGTAAAATTGTTGGTGGAGTTTTATCAGGAACTACATTTGAGAATGACGTATCTATGAATAAATTAATCGCTCATGGAGATATTAGTCTCAATGAATATTTATATGTAGCTAAAAATGCAACATTTAATGATAAAGTAATTGTAAATAATGATACACTTCAAGCAAAAGCCGGGTTACAAGTTACTGGTGGTGCTACTATTACTGGTATATTAGATGCTTCCTTTAATGATGATAGTATTCCTGCAAGTAAAATTGTTGGTGGAGCTTTATCAGGAACTACATTTGAGAATGACGTATCTATGAATAAATTAATCGCTCATGGAGATATTAGTCTTAATGAATATTTATATGTAGCAAAACTTGCAACATTTAATGATAAAGTAATTGTAAATAATGATACACTTCAAGCAAAAGCCGGGTTACAAGTTACTGGTGGTGCTACCATTACTGGTGGTGCTACTATTACTGGTATATTAGATGCTTCCTTTAATGATGATAGTATTCCTGCAAGTAAAATTGTTGGTGGAGCTTTATCAGGAACTACATTTGAGAATGACGTATCTTTGAATAAATTAATCGCTCATGGAGATATTAGTCTCAATGAATATTTATATGTAGCTAAAAATGCAACATTTAATGATAGAGTAATTGTAAATAATGATATACTTCAGGCAAATGCCGGGTTACAAGTTAATGGTGATGCTAACATTACTGGTGAATTAACCGCAAATTTTGCAGAGGGTTCCATTCCTGCAAGTAAAATTGAAGGTGGAGTTTTATCAGGAACTACATTTGAGAATGACATATCTTTGAATAAATTAATCGCTCATGGAGATATTAGTCTCAATGAATATTTATATGTAGCAAAAAATGCAACATTTAATGACAAGGTAATTGTAAATAATGACACACTTATTGCAAATGCTGGGTTACAAGTTAATGGTGGTGCTACTATTACTGGTATATTAGATGCAACTTTTGCAGATGGTACCATTCCTGCAAGTAAGATTCAGGGAGGAGTTTTATCAGGAACTACATTTGAGAATGACATATCTTTGAATAAATTAATCGCTCATGGAGATATTAGTCTCAATGAATATTTATATGTAGCAAAAAATGCATCATTTAATGACAAGGTAATTGTAAATAATGACACGCTTATTGCAAATGCTGGGTTACAAGTTACTGGTGGTGCTACTATTACTGGTGGTGCTACTATTACTGGTACATTAGATGCCTCTTTTAATGATAATAGTATTCCCGCAAGTAAAATTGTTGGCGGAGCCTTACCCGCAGATTCATTTGATACAAATGTAACACTTACTGAACAACTTACTGTAAATAAAGCAGCAGCATTTCAGGCTACATTGTCATCTACTGGTCATATTTATGCTAATGATAAATTATTTGTTACAAATAAAGGATATTTTGCAAAAGATGTAGAAATCGTTGGTGATTTATCAGTAAATTATCCTAACAATAGCATACCATTTGAATCTATTATTGGTCTTACTGAACTTATTAGTTCAGGCGGCGGCGGCGGCGGCGGCGGCACATCTGTTGATTTTAGTGAAGATGTATCTATGAACAAACGCCTTTTCGTAACCGGTGATATTTCAACTAACGGGTTGTTGTTTGTAGATGGTACAGGAACATCTGTTATTGAAGATAATTTAACTGTAAAAGGTAAATTGACTGCCAGTTCTTATGCAGCAGGAACTATACCTACCGATGCTATTTCTGGATTATATGGAACAGGAACTATACCTACCGATGCTATTATTGGTCTAACCAGTCTTATTAATAGTACAAGTGCATCGGTTGATTTTACTGAAGACATATCCATGAATAAACGCCTCTTCGTGACCAGTGATATTTCCACAAATGGTTTGTTGTTTGTAGATGGTACAGGAACATCTGTAATTGAAGATAATTTAACTGTAAAGGGTACATTGACTGCCGTAAATGCTATTGCTGGAAGTATCACCGGTAATGCAGCAACTGCTACAAATGTTGCTTTTACTGGATTAACTGGAACTCCTACTACATGGAATCAAGATACAACTGGTAATGCAGCAACTGCTACTACAGCTACAAATGTTGCTTTTACTGGATTAACTGGAACTCCTACTACATGGAATCAAGATACAACTGGTAATGCAGCAACTGCTACTACAGCAGGTACGGTAACTACTGCTGATCAACCAGCAATTACATCAGTTGGTACATTATCTGGATTACAAGTTGCCGGAACATTATCAAGCGAAAATGTTACTGTTTCTGGGAATTTAACAGTAAATGGTTCAACCACGACATTAAATACTTATAATCTCGATATAAGCGATAATTTAATTATGGTATCATCTGGATTAGGAACCGATACTGTACCTGTAAGCGATGCTGGTATTTTAATAAATCGTGGTACTCAAGGTAATATGTTTATGGGTTGGGACCAAAGTAAAGATAAATTTACAGTAGGAAAGGCTAATGATTCTACCAGCGAGTCTACAGGAGATTTAAGTATTACAGTCGGTACTCTTGTTGCCAATATTGATAGTAGTAATGTAGATATTGATGGAGGTTCGATAAATAATACGGCCATCGGTGATACAACTGCATCAACCGGCAGTTTTACAACATTGAATTCTACCACTACGACTTCGCTTGCCACCACTGGGGGTGCAGTAAATATTGCTAAATCTGGTGCAATGACCACTGTAAAGGGTACATTGAATGTAGTTGAAGCGGTTACACTTGTTAGTACATTGGATGTTTCTGGTGCTACTGTAATTAATAACACCTTAGATGTTTCTGGGAACTTCAAGATTCATACTGATAAATTCCAAGTTGCTGCTACATCGGGTAACACACATACTAAAGGTACATTAGATGTTTCTGGTGCTACTATAATTGATAACACATTGGATGTTTCTGGGAATTTTAATATTCATACTGATAAATTCCAAGTTGCTGCTACATCGGGTAACACACATACTAAAGGTACATTAGATGTTTCTGGTGCTACTGTAATTGATAACACATTGGATGTTTCTGGGAATTTTAATATTCATACTGATAAATTCCAAGTTGCTGCTACATCGGGTAACACACATACTAAGGGTACACTTGATGTTTCTGGTGCTACTGTAATTGACAACACATTGGATGTTTCTGGGAATTTTAATATTCATACTGATAAATTCCAAGTTGCTGCTACATCGGGTAACACACATACTAAAGGTACACTTGATGTTTCTGGTGCTACTGTAATTGACAACACATTGGATGTTTCTGGGAATTTTAATATTCATACTGATAAATTCCAAGTTGCTGCTACATCGGGTAACACACATACTAAAGGTACACTTGATGTTTCTGGTGCTACTGTAATTGACAACACATTGGATGTTTCTGGGAATTTTAAGATTCATACTGATAAATTCCAAGTTACTGCTACATCTGGTAATACACATACTAAAGGTACACTTGATGTATCTGGTGCTACCATTATTGATAACACATTGGATGTTTCTGGGAATTTTAAGATTCATACTGATAAATTCCAAGTTACTGCTACATCTGGTAATACACATACTAAAGGTACACTTGATGTTTCTGGTGCTACCGTTATTGATGGCGCATTAACACTTGGCGGCGATGCTTCTTTCAATAGCGATTTAAAGGTTGGCGGCGATATTACAGTACTTGGGGCATTAGACCTTGATGGTGATGTTTCTCTCAATAGCCAATTGTTTGTAGCAAACGATATTTCTGTAAATTCAATCAGCATTGGAATAGGCGGTGGCGATATTTCTACAAATACGGCTGTTGGTTATAACTCTATGCAAGCGAATACTACTGGTAGTAAAAACGTCAGTTTTGGTTATAACTCTATGCCAGCAAACGACACTGGTAGTAAAAACATCAGTATTGGTTATGCATCTATGCTAGCAAACGTAGGTGGTGTTGAAAATATAGCTATTGGAGTAGAAGCATTAAAAACAGCAGCCAATAATAATTTAAATACTGCAGTGGGGTATCAAGCTTTACAAAAGACTATAGGAGTGACTGGAACCTTAGGAAACACAAACACTGCCATTGGCGCTCAGGCTGGTAGTAATAATGAAGGGGGTAGTAACTTAACATTTTTAGGTGCTGGTACTAATGTTGATTCTGGAGTTTCAGTTAATTATTCCAATTCAACAGCTATTGGCTATGGTGCTACTATAGATGCAAATAATCAAATAGTATTAGGTTCTGCAGGCATGGCAACCACTAACGGTTCAACTTTAGTAATAAATACTCAACAAATAACGGGTGTAGATGATAGCATCGATGTTAAGATGATTGGTTGGACGGACGGCTGTGTTCCTGCCAGTGCAATTGAAGGAGCACAAGAAGAGACTACTGCACTTACAGGAACCGTATTTATTGATACCCTTACAGTTAATAAGTTTTCAACTTTCCAAGACAATATATCAGTTAAGAAGGGATTAGCCATTGGAGAAAATACAACATTAGATGGAAATCTCCTTATTAGTGGAGAAACTACTATGGTTGATAAATTGTCTGTTCCTGAACTTAATAATATGTTAACATTTGTTACTTATTCTGATGTTCCTATTGCCAGTGGATTAGGAGATACAACAACCAATTTAGATACTGATTGGAATAATCTTGGTAATATTGCAGGAGTTGAGGGAATACCGGATGGTCAATGGTTAGGTGGTGTAGTTTCTGAATCAGGACGAATCCAAATGCTTTATAATCAATCTGAACCTTCAAAAATATACAGGTCTACTAACTATGGTACATCATTCGAAGAAAAATCATTACCTGGTGATATATACAGCAGCGGTTCCAATCTAAACAATGTAATGGCAATGGATTATAGTGGTAAATATTCAGCGTTTGGTGGTAATCAGATAATTGCTTATTCTATTAATAATGGTTTAACATTTAATGATATTGCTACTACTGCAGTTAATACAGAAGATGATAATACTATTTCAGCTTTATGTATATCTGGTAATGGTAAAACATTACTTGTTGGCGGTACAAACAGTAAATTGTTTGTTTCCACAGATAGTGGTTCATTAATACCTATTGATTCAGCCCCTATATATACTAATTTGGCATTGAATAACTGGAAATCTATATCTTCTAATGGCGATGGAACCATATGTATGGCTATTACTGATACTTATTTATATATAACAGACCCTGGTAACGATATATATTATAATGGTCAATGGCTAGATAAAACTTCTGCAGCAACAGATGCTGGTATGGTTTTAAGCAATGTTACTGATTCATTTATTAACAATGATGGTACATTATTGGGTATTACTACTAACGATGGCTTATATTTATCAGATAACGGTACATCATGGACAAAATATGCTCAAACGGGTGGTTATACAAGTGTTACTTGTACATATAAATTTGGCATTGATGCTGAATATATATACCTCACTACTGCTGTTTCTGGCCCAATAAAGAAAATTATTGATGCAAAAACAAAGTTTGATGATAACCCAGGATCAATTGTCTTCGTAAATGCTACAGGTGCAAATGTTGCTTCCGCTCTACATACATCTGTTATGGTAAGTGGTAACGGTGGTTATACTTATGGGTTTACTGGTGCAACTACATCATATACTCCTTATTTACAAGTCAATACTGGTGATGAAACCACTCTGGTTGCAAGCGGAAGTGCATTCGTTTTAGATAAAGACGCCCAACTAATGCAAAATGTATCCATTGGTAAAACAAATCCAATACTCTCTCTTGATATTAGTGGTAATGATGCCATTCGCCTTCCTGTTGGAAGTGACGCTCAAAGACCTATTAAAAATGATAATGGAGTTTTCAAAGATCCTGATGATAATGTTATTACTGCAAATAAGAATGATTATATTGGTTCTATTCGTTATAATTCAGCCAATTCCCAATTTGAAGGGTTTGGTCCTGGCGACAATTGGGGTTCTCTCGGTGGTGTTATTAATGTTGCTCAAAACACCAAAATTACTGCTTCATCACCTGACCCTGATTCTACAAATAATGAATTGCAATTCTATACGGCTACCGCGAATACTAGTGATACCGCTATTGAACGTATGAGAATTAAAGCCGATGGTGATATTTCTATGAACCATAATTTAGCTGTTGGAGGTAATTTATCATTGAATAGTGACGATGCTATATTTGCAATGGGTGCAGGAAACGATTTTACAATTACACATGATGGTACAACAGGTGCAACAATCTCTGCTAATCCATTAACAATTACTTCTGCAACAGCATCAACATATTCCACAACAGCGGGTGCATTAACACTTAATGGTAAAGGAGGTGTTAGCATTGTAGGAAATACAGCCGAAGTAGATATTACAACAACTGGAGTTGTTGATATTAATGCAACTGCTGGTATCACATTAGATGCAGCTGGTGCTTCTAACTTTACAACCACAACTGGTAAATTAACTCTTGATGCTGCTGGAGGTATAGATATTGGTACAGATACAACTGATGTTGCAATTACAATTGGTCATACAACATCAGAAGTAACAATTGGAGACAATTTAACCGTTACTGGTAATTTAACCATTGCTGGAACAACAACAACAATAGATTCAACGGTTGTTACGATAACTGACCCAGTATTTGAAATAGGTGATGATTCTACAGATGATAATTTGGATAGAGGTATTAAATTTAAATACTATGATGATTCAGCAGCAAAAGTTGGATTTTTTGGTATGGATGATACTGACCATAAATTTACCTATATTCCAGATGCAACAGATTCCGCCAGTGTATTTTCAGGTACAGTTGGTACAATAAAAGCAAACATAGAAGGTAATGTAGACGGTATTGTAGGAGGAACAGATCCTGCTGCTGTTACTGGTACAACCATTACAGCAAATACTGGTTTTTCTGGTGATTTAACAGGTAATGTAGACGGTATTGTAGGAGGAACAGATCCTGCTGCTGTTACTGGTACAACCATTACAGCAAATACTGGTTTTTCTGGTGATTTAACAGGTAATGTAACAGGTAATGTAGACGGTATTGTAGGAGGAACAGATCCTGCTGCTGTTACTGGTACAACCATTACAGCAAATACTGGTTTTTCTGGTGATTTAACAGGTAATGTAACAGGTAATGTAGATGGTATTGTAGGAGGAACAAATCCTGCTGCTGTTACTGGTACAACCATTACAGCAAATACTGGTTTTTCTGGTGATTTAACAGGTAATGTAACAGGTAATGTAGATGGTATTGTAGGAGGAACAAATCCTGCTGCTGGCACTTTTACAGGAATAACATCTACTGGTAATATTATTATGGCGGGTGATGGTGATAATAGTAATAAATTTATCAAACAATTTTAAATTCAATAATCATACTTAAAAAATAATTATATTCAATAATATAATTATTCAATCAAAAAATAAAATTGATATACTATATAATAATGAAAGGATTCTACTTTGGATTTATAGATAATTTTATTGTTGCCATATCAGCAATATTAGGAATACAAATAGACAAATATTTTGCTGGATATGGAGTGAATGGAGCTTTATATGGTGCATTATTAGGTCATACAATTAGTGATATTACTGCTGGTTACTTTGAATTTGGTCTTAACATTGCATTAAATATGGGTTTAGGTTGTTTGGTAGTATTTATAATGGTATACTTCTATAATTGGTTTATTGATGAATATGATATATTGGAAAAATACAAACTATTGAAAAATAAAAAAATGAATAAGAGTGATTAAAATATATACAAGAAATATATATAATGTCTATTGCTACTCTTAAAAGAAAAACTCTTGCAAAATATAATAATTCCAGTGTAAATACTGGAGAAGGCTTTTCCCTTAACGGGACACACCGTAATCAAGGATATGTAGGACAAACATCATTATCTCGTTCTTTATCGAGAACACTTATGAAAGGAAATGTTGTCCGCGGTCATGGAGGTTGTTGTGGAACATATAATATTACACCAATCGTTCAATCTGGAATCACTACAACGGAAAATAGTCGTGTTATAAAAGCGTCTGTACTGAGTACAAAGGGTATGTTACGAAAACGTTTATTATGTAATCCATGCAATGTAGTCAAACCCGATAGTAATCTGAATGCAAATACACAAGGTGAACTCATTACTCGTAAAGAAAAAGAAAGTCTAGCATGTGATACCAGTAATGATAGCAGTTGCACAAGCAGTTGTGGTAAACCATGTATTTGTACCAAACCTGAGCGTACATACATGCATCTTTCCAGTAGTGACCATGTACATAACTTACGTATCGCATGTGTTGCAAATGATATTAAATATGTTCCCGTATCCGTTCGTAGAGAACCTATACCTTAAATTATTATAATCAACAAAAAATTGATTTAATATGAATATATTATTAGTAATATATCATAAAATATCTACTATGAATAGATTAATAATAAAACACATACGACACGTATTGAAACACGCCGTTTTCAATGACCATAAAAAGGTTCCATTAGGACGATGGGCATTGAAAGATAATAAATCGTGTATAGATAGAAGTATAATGTATTCAAATGAAGACCATTGTGGTGTATGTACTGGATACATAGAGACAGTAAAACCTACACAAGAAATTAATACAGAATTCAATGAAGAATATATATGGTTAATCGGTGCAACTGCTGACACTACAAAATATAAATAAAAAATTGATATTTATAAAACTAACATAATAAAATCACAATACTATTTTATTATGGACTCACCAACTACTTCAACTAATCTACAACCTACTGTATCTACAGAACAATCTTATTTAGATGCATATGTAAAAACATTTGATGAAAAAGAATTGAAAGCATATAATATTGCAGTAGAACATCTCGGTATGTCGTTTCAATTAGAAAAAAGTATAGGTTATATTGCATGGAAAAAAGAAAATGTTACTACATAAATTATGAAGTGAATGGCACACGCGTAGTTGCCGATTTCTTATAATCTTTATAACTTAATGCACGTTCTTGTACTTCCAATTCGCCATTGAAATCCTCCAAATATTGTGATGAAAATCCATTCATTTTATTTACGGGTTTTTTCATTGGTTGTAATAAATTGAAATTATACATCTTTCCCATATAAATAAACCGATTTTTACATTTGTCCTTTTCCTTTATTTTATTAACTACCTCTTTTTCATCATTATTCTTATCTTTATCATTCGGTTTATTAGTCCGTTTAGATTCTGTTATTTTACTATAATCTTTCAATTTGGCAAATACCGAATTATTTATGGAAGTTTTACTTTCCTTATCTTTTTTTTTAGGTGGTTCATTATAATGAATTGGAATCAATGCCGAAGGATTTTCAAATGGAGTAATTTCATTATCTACAAAGAAATCTCTACACCTATACGCCAAGCAATATTTCATGGCTGCTGCATTCAAAATAGAATATGATATTGTATTCGTATCACAATAATAGACAAATCCTAATTTATATGGGTCATAATACATCATGATATTTCCTCTTGGGGTTGTTTCATACAATATTCTACGTTTCCACTCTACTTCAAGGTCATTGTCTTTTGGTTTTAATATTTTTTTCAACTTGTCCTTTTCATAAAAACATGAATCAATATTATCATTGTATGTATTGGTGGAATCATATGTTTTTAAAAACCGTCCACCATGCAACTCCATATATTGTTCTATATCACTTTTTGGTTTTTCTATTTGTTTATTATCTCCATTCCATAATTTATATATTAATAATTGTATTTTTTCATGATTATTGTATATATAATGTATTAATACAGTTGACGTAAAAAAACAATATGGTTTCATTATAAATATATACTTCTTTTTTTTTATGCCTTTTTATACGTAAAATATCTTACTTATCTTTATCAATAATCTCTTGCTTTCTTAATTCCAATAATTCTTTCATTTCTTTGTCTAAAAATGGTACTTCAATTCGTTGATAATTTTTATACTTATTGTCTGGGTGCATACACACCAAATACAATGATGTTACTTTCTTACCATACTTATGCTCTAATATTGTTTTATACATATTTAATTGCAATGCATAATGCCAAAAATTAGTATCTGGCAAATGAGAAATACACGGGGTTTTTGCAAATTTTCCAAATTCCACTTCATGTTTAATTTCTTGACACCTTTTCCAGTCATATATCTGTAATGTACCATCTGGATTTTCATATATCATATCAATTGAACCTGACAATTTCATTTCTTCATAATATACCATCCATTCTGTACGATATGGTGTTAAATGTCCATAATCACCAATAAAATTTTTGAAATAGCCATATTCAGCACTATTATCTTCCACTTCCATCTTATTATAATAACACTCAATATTATTATGCATATTTGTTCCTGCACATGCCGCTTTATCGCGGTTATCGTCCCACATTTTTTTGATTTCTTCGCGTGTTTTTCCATAATATTTATAGGTTGGATTTGTCCAATTTTTTGATTTCATCATTTTATCAATAATTGCATCTGCATTAAATTGTTCAAAATGACGATGGTTCCATGTGGTTACTGATGTATATCCACCTCTATCCCCTAATACTGTATAGATATGAGGTCCTTCCTCAAAACTAATATCCTTGTCGCGAATATGTGCATTCTTTGTTGACAAATATTGCAGTGTACCTTGATTTTCTTCTGTAAATGATGACATTATCAGTCCTTATTTTTGTTATTATATTAAAAAATAGAATATATAAATCAATTTTTTACAATAATTATGTATAATCGATCTCAATTGCATGGGAAACCCCTTGTTTTATTGATTTATACAATTGTTGGCGAACTCTTTGACAAATTACTTCAGTTGTTATTCTGGAACCACCCAATATTCGCTGATGGTATTTTACATACATATTTGTCCATTTTTCATCAGTATTAATCTTATCCTCATGCTTATCATACCAATGATTTTTAAAATCTATTAGAAATTGTTTGCATATTTTCTTTAATTGATTATCCATCTCTTCATTCGTTAATATCATCCAACAATTTTTTCCATTTGGATCAATATCATATTTATAAAATATATTAATACGATTATCAAATGCTTTTAGTGGAATATTCTCATTAGATTCATCTATTGAGAAATGCCAAGTTGACATTATTCCGGTTATTAAATCATTTGTATAAACATTGTCCAAATGTAAATAAACATTTGTTAAAACTACATCCTTTATCCAATCTGTAAACGATTTATTCGGGATTTTATCAATAGGTAACTTATTCAACCAATCTAAAACATTTATTTTATTACGTTTGGATAATTTTTGTTTCAATTGGTTATTCTCTTTTTCTATACGATTAACCTTACATGCTAATTCTTGTACTAATTTAAACATTGACTGCATATCTGGTATTATTTCAACAGAATCCATTTCGTCTTCATACTCTTGAATTGATTTTTGGAAAAATTTGCAACATGCTATATGTCTATCATAATTATATTTATGTTTGTATGTTTTCGTACAGGTTTTACATATATATTGGTTCATTGTAGATATCATTTATTCGTAACTAAGTATATATCCCAATATCAATTTTTTAATGTTTATGGTATTTAGTGAAAATCGCACAAACAAACAAGTACCTGTACAACCAACTGTACAAAATATACAACAATCTACAAAACCCCGCGGTAATTCGTACAATAAGATAAAAACTATAGGTATGTTTGCACGAATACAAAATCCCTCAAAATGCAAAAGTTGCGGCAATTAATATATGATTTATTTATATAAATGAATAATAATACAAAATATTTGCTTCTTTTCCTTATTGTCATGTTTGGACTTGTCATTATCTACGATAGTTTAACAAAATTTGGTATGTTTGAAGGACTTGAAAACCAAAGTGAACATAGTGTACCCCTACCTGAGGACAAACCTACAAATCCTCCTGCTACACCAGACGCTGCTACCGATGCAACCCCTGCACCAGACGCTCCACCTGCAACTGCTGCTCCTGAAAAGAAAGAGGCTTCATCTACAAAGAAAACCCCCGTTAAAACATTTTCTTTTTAAACTGACTAATAGACTATTGTTTAGATAAAGTATATATAATTTATCCTTTTATATATTATATATAGAGTTATGACAGATTATTACAGTAAAGGTGATTTATTTATGGAACCAAAAATACAACAATATGGAAATCATATGGTTATGACCAATGTACACAAATCTACAAAAATAAAACATATAAGTATTGATACCAAGTTTCGTGATGATTATGATTATACACAACCTGCTAATTTACAGGTTGTTTTACCTGAAAGAGTCAGTGATGTTCATTCTATCAGTGTAACAAACATGGAAATACCTATGTCCTTTTATAATATTTCCGCAAATCTCGGTAATAACTATTTTAAAATTATAAATGGTGGAATCGATTCTATTATTACATTAGATGATAATAATTATGATGCATCTTCTTTGCATACGGAAATTAATAACAAGATAGCTCTTGCTGGATTATCTTACACGGTTACTGCTAATGGACGAACTTCAATCATTAGTACAACGACAGATGTTTCTATCGTATTTGACATTGATAAATACGGAAATAGCGACAAATTTAATTTTAAACATAAACTTGGATGGTTATTAGGATTTCGTAAACAATCTTACGATATTACCAATACCGCAACACCCGCTGAATGTACATTAGATTTAACTGGGCCACGATATTTATATTTAGCAATTGATGAGTTCAATAAAGGCAACCAAAATTCATTTGTATCACCTCTTTCATCATCTCTTATCAATAAGAATATAATTGCTCGTATTTCTCTTGATAAATCTCATTATGGTTATGGCTCTATTCTTCCAGCGAATGCGTATAATGGATTACTTGCTACTGATAAACGTTGTTATACTGGAAAAGTTGATTTACAAAAATTGCAAATACAATTATTAAATGAAACTGGAATTCCTATGAATCTTAACGGATATGATTTTTCATTTTGTTTAGAAGCTAATTGTGAATAAAAAATTGATAATATATACATAATAATTATATCTACATATCTTACCATTATTATTTAAAACCAATGGAAAATTCAAATGATAATACAGTAAAACGTATTGTATTATCCACAACTACAGATATTGTTAGTGATACTTCATTTGAGCCAGATTTATCACACTTATCAACCGAACAACTTTATGCATATAATAGATTTACAGAAGGTGCTAATTTATTTATTACTGGACCAGGTGGAACTGGAAAAACACGATTAATTAAACATTTATTAGATTATGCAAAAAGTATTCAACGTAATATTCAAATATGTGCAATGACTGGTTGTGCGGCAGTATTATTGAATTGTAATGCACGAACATTACATTCTTGGAGTGGTATTAAATTAGCAAAAGGAAGCAAAAAACAGGTTGTTGATTCTGTATTAAAGAACAAGCGGGTTGTTGCACAATGGAGAAAAACAAAATGTTTAATTCTTGATGAAGTTAGTATGTTATCTAAGAAGATTTTTGAAATAATTGAAGAAATTGCCAGAAAAACTACAAAAATTAATTTACCGTTTGGTGGTATACAAGTTATATTCACTGGTGATTTCTATCAACTTCCACCTATCGGTACTAATGGGGATTCTGATACAGACCATTTCTGTTTTGAATCTAATATTTGGTCTCAAGTTTTTGCCAATAACAGTCATATTGTACTGAATACTATTTTTAGACAAACTGACCAAGACTATATCAATATTTTACAACAAGTTAGAATTGGTAAAATCAGCGAAGAAAGTTCAGCTATTCTACAAAATTACGTTAAACGTCCGTATGATGCGGAACAACATAATAATTGTGTTCCAACTAAACTCTTTCCATTGCGAGCCAAAACTGATTATGTTAACTCCATGATGTTTTCAAAGCTTAAAGGAACAGAACATGTTTTTACTGCCATACGAAAAAACGATTGTTCTACACAAATTGATTCCAATAAACCACTTTCTACCGAATTATTACTCCGTAGCAAACGATTATCTGCAGCTGAAGTTGACTATGAATTAGACCAAATGATGAATAATTCGCCATGTGTTAACATATTACGACTTAAAGTTGGTTCAGCAGTTATGTGTACAGTAAATTTGGATATTGATAAGGGGATTTGTAATGGTTCACAGGGTGTTGTTATTGATATTAAACCCGACCAGAACACAGATACTATTATACCTGTTGTACGCTTTGCAAATGGCGTTATAAAACACATTCATACACATTATTGGCAATCAGAAGATTTTCCCACTCTTGCCATTGGACAATTTCCACTTTGTTTAGCATGGGCATTAACTATACATAAAATTCAAGGAGCTACTTTAGATATGGCGGAAATTGATATTGGACAAAGCATATTTGAATATGGACAAACCTATGTTGCATTATCTCGGGTTCAATCATTACGTGGATTATATTTATCAGATTTTCAACCACAACGGATTGCCGCGAATCCAGTTGTTCATGATTTTTATAAAAATATACCTGATATTGACATGACTAATACTGTCTTTAATACTGTTTCATTTGCAGAATATGAACTAAAAGAAGAATCTTATGACAAAACCGATACAAAAAAAATTTCTCTATAATCTTTATAATAGATTTAATGGTTGCCGGAAGTATATTACCTGTTACAATACATAATAATGAGCTCTTTTTTTTATTTGGAAAAGAAAATCCTATGGAAAATAGTGCAAAGGGCTGGTCTGACTTCGGTGGACGCGTTGATGCAGGTGAAACACCATATACCGCGGCATTACGAGAAGGAGGAGAAGAATTAACTGGATTTCTTGGTGATAATCATACACTCAAAAAACTTATTAAAAAAAATGGGGGGACATTTAAACTTGAACTTAATAAATATCATGTTCATATTTTTTATTTACCATATGATGAAAATCTTCCAAAATATTACAATTTAAATCATGAATTCTTATGGAATCGAATGGACAAAACGGTTTTAAATAAAACCAAGTTATTTGAAAAAATAGAAATTAAATGGTTTTCATTTAATGAAATGCTACAAGAAAAAACACAATTCAGAAACTTTTATCAAAATATTGTTGATTTATTTAACCAAAATAAACAAAAAATTTTAACATTTACTAAAAATAAATCCAAAATTGCCCATAAGCATAATAAAACTCAAAAAAATTATTCATAAGTTTATAAATAGGACATTTTCAATAATTTAGTATAATAATATGACATTGTATTCATTGTATTATTATACCGATAAATGTATTAAATAAAATACACAGTAATTGTATACAAATCTATTATACTATGTCTAATAATTCATGGAAACAATATGGAGGAATTAGTAAAATGGATAATTTTAATACTATTAATGCTAGTACCATTATTGCTGACCAATTTGTATCAAGATCGGTTCGTCCTACATATCAATTATTGAATGGTACATTTGAAGTTACAGAAGACCTTATTTCTGGAAATAGTAGTTACTCAAATGTAGATACATTTTCTAATCGCGATATCTATACCAATAATAAATTATTCTTTGGAAATAATACATTTGTGAAAGATGGAAATAATTTACCCACATTAACCGACGTACAAAAAATTACACATGCCTATTTATACGGTAACGATACCAATATTGGGATTAATACTATTATACCTAAAACCAGTTTTAATATTACTGGAACTGTCGGGTCAATTACTGATATTTTAACAGTTGAATCTAAAAACGTGTTGGTTCGCAATATTATTGCACAAAATATAAATCAACGCGGTATTGTTGTCAATGCTGATGACATTAGTTCTAACATTCTTTTTTATAACGATGTTTCTACCAATTCTATTAATGTTCCAGACGCCATGATTAAATACCAAGACGGGGGATTATTAACTACACAAACTACTGAACATATTCTATCTACCGCTAAAATTATACAACATGATTCGTCTGGTGGTACTTTATTAATGAACTCCACTGGAACTACACTTAATTCATCTGGATATTTAGATGTAGATATTTCAGGAGAAATTAATTTTTACACAGATACTGGATTTATCTTTGATTCGTCTAATGATTTTATTATTAACTGTTCAGGTACTTTATTGTCATTGAATGACTTATCATGTAACCTTAATTCTACTGGTAATATTATTCTTTCATCATTTGGACAAGATGGTTTGGGTGGAAATATAGTATTAGATTCAAGTGGTGGTATTATTGAGTTTAATTCAGGTGATATTAAATTAAATACGTTGTTGAAATTTTCACCTCCTGAACGTGGCGTGTCTAACGAATTATTACATAATGAAACTGTCACTATTTATGATAATGACAACACTCAATTTTTACCTAATGTATATAACGACCCTACAATTTTGACAGGAAATTCCACTACATTTATTGGTAAAGATTCAAGTGCAAATACTTTTATTTTTATGAACCCTGCTACACGTAAAGACGGTGGTGCAATTGGTGGAGGAATGGCTCCACATGATTCATCTCGTGCAATGACTGTTATTGGAACCACCGACTCCTCGGGGAATTATATTCCATCTCAAATGACTATTTCTGGTGCAAATAAACATAAATATATTTCTACTGTCGGCATCAATACACATAAACCCAGAACCGAAGACTATGTTCTTGATGTAAATGGACCTATGCATCTGGGAAATGGAGAAATTAATACAATTGCAGATAACACATATGAAATTACATCTATGAGTTTCTCTAAAAAACCATCATATATTGATTATGGTATTGCAGTTGGTAGCCCCAGCACAAAAACAGGTAGTGGTGTGAACAAGACTGAAAATGCATTGTTATCAAGTGCAAACACTTTGACTGACCCTATTGATGAAGGTACATATAATAACTTACAGACAATATCAACCAGACCTTCCACCGGCACCACAGGTGGAATTGGAGCAGAATTAACAATTGTTGCTTTAGAAGATGAAATAACCAGTATTACGGTTACTGACTCTGGTAATGACTATGCGGCAGGCGATATACTCATTGTTACTGCTGACGTTCTTGCAAATACTGGTCGCGAGACACCTTTAATATTTACATTAACCGCTGATCATATTGTTGATGTTGCCGAATATAACCAAATTTTATTATATACTAACGATGGTGGAAAAAAATGGAATAAAAGTGATATTTTTGAAAAAAGCGGGTTGAATGCAGACATTGCTATTTCAATGAGATATATAGACGTATTTGATGATTCATATAGTGCTATTGCTGGAGAAAATGGAAATTTATTCATTAGTAATGATTCTGGACAATCTTGGTATAAACTACAACTTAAAGGTGTTGATACTGGAACTATTGATTATAAAACTATTAATATTGTAGAATCTAATACACATCGTATTTTTATTTCCTATACTATTGGCGATTCAAATACTGGAACAACTGGAATTTACTATTTTGATTGTAATTTATCCACCATTTTCACACCAATAGATACTTCAGATTATCTAACAACTGATACTACTATAGAAATTAAAACTTATATCAAAGCATATGAATCAACGACAACTACTGATAATTATTATATTACTTCTGCCAGTTCTACTGATACTCGTGTTTATTATGCAGGTATTAATGGTGCTTTTTCTTACGATAATACCATTTCTTACGATAGTAATCCTAATCCTTTAAAACTTGGAAATATCTCACATAATAATAATATTTATGCATTTGACGACACTCATGCTATTGCAGTTAGTACTACTGGTATTAGTTATACTACTGATGGTCTCACTTGGACACACAAAATTTTTGGAACTGACCTTGGATTACCTGATACTATGGTTTTAAATTCTGTTTTTATACAAAGTTTATCTAATGCCATTGCTGTTGGGTCTCAAGGAGAATTTATTTATTCTACCGATTGGCAAAATGGCGTTTGGCAAATGGTTCCTGATAATTTACTCAATTCATCTGGTATGCGTGACCGTATTCGTGGTTCTGAGAACAACTTAAAATCTATCTCTATGCCTGATATCGATACTATGATTATTGCTGATACTATCACTACATTTGTTTCAAACGATGATTTTACCCGGACTGAACTTGGATATAGTAAAATACAATATTGCTTTTTACCCAACTTGTTCAATCATACCAACAATACGGTTTTGGATGTCTCGGGGAATTCAACATTTGATGGACATATAACTGGTCAAGCTACATTAGTGATTAATGACAGTAATCCCAATACATTTACAGTTAGTAATGCCGCGGTAAATGCTAATACAAAAGCCATCACTTTAACGACGACTGATGCATTAACACTCACGGATGGTTCTGTTAACTTTATTATGGACGGTATTGGGGCTACGTCGTTACGTGGAGCAACCACATTTGACTTAGATGCCAGTGGTATCATTTCAATCAATTCTACTGATGCTGATATTAATATCGGTAACGATACTATTATGGTTGACCAAGCTATAAATATTGGTACTGGTGAATCTGCAAGAACAATCACCGTCGGTAATGCAACTGGAACCACCAAGTTAGACATACATTCTGGTACTGAGGGAATTGACATTGATACAACTGGAAATATATCGTTTGATGCTTCTGGAAATATATCGTTTGATGCAGTAAATGAATCTAATTCTCGGTCCATAGATATCGGTAAAAAAACACATATTGTTGATATTGGAAAAACAGATGAACAAAGCGTGATTCAACCCGTTATTAACCAGATATATAATGATTTTGCTTCTGTTATTAATATTGGGGTTTCTGACCCTATTATTAACCCTGATACAGAGGATGCTTCACGTGTTTTAATTAATATAGGTAATTATAAGCAAAATGCATTGGAAGGAAACCGTAAATCCAATATAATTAATATTGGCGGCGGAAAAGACATACTTTCTTTGGGAGGAACTATTACATACTCAAGTACCGAGGTCAGTACATCTAAAAATAAAGGTTTCCAAATCAATGAATCACATCCTTTACATGACGGCATTGATGCATATATCAATCAAGCAGGTAATACACTTAATATGACCGGGATTGTTGACACTGATGGTATCTATTCATATACCTTTACTAACCCTGCATATAACGCATATGAATTTCAATACAAATCCATTCACAATAACCCCATTACACATGAGATCATTGTCGCATATATGGCAGCAAACTCATTTAATAACGACAATATACCAGGCGGAAGTACTCCACTTTCTAATACTGATATGGATGGGATTGCATTAAATAATAGCAGTTATGAATATAGTGCAACTAACCCCGACCTTGAAGAGTATATAGTTAACACATATAAACCATATAACTCGGGTGCTGGGTCTGGTATTCGTGTAACTGATAATCTTGACCGCGATGCTGGGTATTTGATTGTTTCGGATGACCTTAACGGGTGGTCAATGAAACCAACCAAATATGGTTCAAACTCACTTAAAATTGATGTAAACTCCCTCGTTTTGAGAGATGACAATGGTTATATTGAAGGTACAGATGTTTCCGGTATCCATGATATTAAGAATGGTATTGTTATGTTAACCAAAACAGATACCGAAGCGACTAATTATAAATTGTCAGTACAACAAATCGATATTAGCAACATCTTAGTTCGTGATTCCAACACTTCTACTCTCAATAAACAATTTGTTAATACAGAACTTGTAGTACAAAACGATGTTTCATTCAATAAAGATTTGTCTATTGGTGGCGATGTATTTATTGAAGGTCAATTAAGTGCTACATCTGTACTAAATACTTATGTTATTAATACTACCACGACTGATTATGAATTTATCGTCACTCAAGATATGTCTTTAAATGGAATTTTATTTGTTGGTGGAGACGCGTCTTTCAATTCCAATATGGAAATTTCTGGGAATGTTGCTATCGGTAAACAGAATCCGGTTGTTACTCTTGATATTAGTGCTACTGATGCTTTGCGACTCCCTGTTGGTACAACTGTTCAAAGACCTATTAAAGTTGATAGTAATAGCACTTCTGGTTATAGTGATGAAAATAATAATGAAATTAGTTATACAGATGGTTCTCCAAGTGAATTAGATAAATATATTGGTTCTATTCGGTATAATGAAAGTAATTCTCAATTTGAAGGGTTTGGTCCTGGTAAGAATTGGGGTTCTCTCGGTGGTGTTATTAACGTCGCACAAAATACCAAAATTATGGCTTCATCGCCTAACCCTGATTCCAGCAATAATCAACTTCAGTTTTTTACTGCAAATATCGGAACTATAGTCGGTGCACTTACAATAGGTACGACCTCACACCCCCATGATCTATTAACAAGTGTATCTAATAGTTTGACTGAATATATTACTGCTGGAACATATGAGGATTTGTCCACCACAACCAATGGTAACGGGTCTGGAGCAATATTAAAAATTGTTGCTTCAACAAATTTAATAACAAGTGTTATCGTAACTACTGCTGGTAGTGGGTATGCAGTTGGCGATACAATTGCAGTTACTGCGGCCCACCTTAGCGCAGTTGCAAGTCGCAATACACCTTTAAATATTACATTAACCGCAAATGATATTGTTAATAATGCCGCTGAACGTATGAGAATTGATTCTAATGGTAATGTCGGTATTGGAACAACCAGTCCTAATGTTATTCTTGATATTAATGGCACCGATGCTCTTCGTCTTCCTATTGGAGTAACCAATGACCGTCCAATTGATAAAAATGATAATGGGTTTCTACAGCTTAAGGGGGCGTCGGTAGATGTAACGGCTGAAACGAAAATGGATGACGGTGACATTAGTGGATATATTGGTTCTATTCGTTATAATACATCAAATAAGCAATTTGAAGGGTTTGGTCCTGGTAATGATTGGGGTTCTCTTGGTGGTGTTATTAATGTTGCACAAACTACCAAAATTACAGCAGAATCCTCTCCTGCCGCTACCAATAATCAACTACGATTCTATACAGCCAACAGTGGTGCCGCTCAACTTCAAATGATTATTGATGCCAGTTCAGGCGGTGTTGCTATTGGAACTGACTATGCTAGTGATGTAAGTAATAATACTGATATTAGTGATAATAGCCTAATTGTTCAAGGTAAAGTCGGTATTGGAACGAAAAGTCCAAATTGTATTCTTGATATTAGTGCTACTGATGCTTTGCGACTCCCTGTTGGTACAACTGGTCAAAGACCTATTAAAGTTGATAGTAATAGCACTTCTGGTTATAGTGATGAAAATAATAATGAAATTAGTTATACAGATGGTTCTCCAAGTGAATTAGATAAATATATTGGTTCTATTCGGTATAATGAAAGTAATTCTCAATTTGAAGGGTTTGGTCCTGGTAAGAATTGGGGTTCTCTCGGTGGTGTTATTAACGTCGCACAAAATACCAAAATTA